CTCCACCCGGTCGAGGTTGTTGGCATAGGTGATGTCCGCCGTGACCACATTGCCGATCGGCTGGCCGTTGCGCTTGATTGATCCGTTGAAGTGACCAAAGCGCGTCAGCGCCAGATCCGCCAGCGTGCCTGCCGTTGAGGCCGTCGTCGCGGTTTCGCCCTGAGCGATCACGCGTGCGGTCGCTGTCAAAAGCCCGGAGCGTCCCATCTGCCAGCTCAGACTGTCGAGCTTGCAGCCCGCATACATTGCATAGCGCGGCACTTCTGGCATGCCGGTCTCGATGGAAAAGGACGGTAGGGTCCAGTTCCCGGACTGGAAAGTGTGGGTCTTGGTGGTCGTGCCGCTGGTCGTGGGGGATCCAAAGGCGGCCTTGAGCCAGAAACCGATCGAGGCCGCGTCGATCGGGATCACCACATCGCCGTCGCAGGTCACCGCATCCTTGATCGGCGCCAGCGGATCGCGGCCGTAGCCTAGGAGTTCCGAGGCCAGGAGCGGCTGCTCTGCCCCGAGCGTGGTGCTGGCGAACGGCATGCGCGTGAACCCGCTGGCAGGCGGTGTTCCATAGGTCGTCTCGAACGCCAGCGCCATCTGCGCCCGCGCCCCTTGGGCTCGTGCCATTTTTTTATCCTTTTTGTAGGTTTGCGGTTATACGCGCAGAGTGCAACTTGACTGCGCAATCAATCACAGGCGCATTTTTGTTGATTTTAACCTAAAACCCTCAGGCTTAAGGCTGACGACGAATGAACTCTCCAACATCGAACGCAGGCAAGCCCTCTGTGCTTGCGACGGATCTCGAAGTCATTGGTGATATTACGAGCAAAGGCCCTTTGGTGGTGCAAGCGCGTGTTGTCGGCAATATCACCGGTGACATCGTGACCATCGAGCACTGGTCCAATGTAAAGGGTGACATCGAGGCCAGGCAGGCCGCGATTGAAGGCGTCGTTGTCGGAGCCGTCGTCGCAAGCGATGTGCGGGTCGCACATTCGGGTCAGATCAACGGCTCTGTTCATTACGTCAAGCTAACCGTTGAAGCAGGGGCGGTGATCGAAGGTCACTTGAGAAAGATCGCTCCAGCGCCAGATTTCGTTCAGGCGAGCGCATCCCCAAGCGAATAATGCAAAATAAGGGGCACTACGGCCGCCTTGAGGCTGGCCGCGCCGTCTATCGCCAGATCAATGGGCTCTGGCGCCTCGGCCTCCACCCAATCGCATAGGCCGCGTAACGTGCGGTCTGCTGCGATCACAGTGCCGATCTGCGCCGCAATGGCGTCGAAGAGCGCGTCTCGTGCGGTGCTACTTTGCACGATCACTTCGAGTTCAGCCCGGTGCTGGTAATGATACGTGAGTGGCGACAGTGTGACGCCTGGCTCGCCAGGATTGCCGTCACGCAGGATCATCAGGCCCGGGGGGGGGATCCGCTCGGGCAAGACCTCGCCGCGTAGCATTGGCACATGGGGGATCGTGCGCAAAAGGTCTGCGAGCGCGGTCAGTATGGTTTCGCGGGGCGTCATGCGAGTTTTCCTTCCATCCAATTCGCTACGATCGCGCCCGGGATACGCTCATGCGCGGCCTTGGCATCGCGTATGAGATCAAGCCGCTTGCGAAGCTTGACCTGTGGCACCAGCAGGAAGATCGGCACGGTGGTTGCACCGCGCCCAGTCTTTGACCGCGAGCCCACAGCGAGGCCTCTGCTGTTCAGCCTCCCCTCGGCCACCAGCAGGCTCGGGCCACGGGGGCGATAGACGAAGCGCAACCGGATGCCCCGACGACGTTCCCATTCGCCCGGTGTGATGCGCCCACCGCGAGTGGATTTGCCCGCGGCAGGTGTTGGGATCGCCAGCCAGAAGCCGGATTTGGAGCGGATCAGCGGGCCTTCTTCATGCGCGCCGATGATTACGGGCGCGTTCGACCACACCAGCGCGGCGGCATTTAGGCTGTCCTTGCCCTTCGGAAACTGCTCGGAGCGTATGGTGCGTGCCAGGCGCGCACCGAGGCCTGCTCCAGTGATCTGGCCGCGCCAGGCGGTCTTGAGACTGCCCGCTGCCTCACCGATGGCCTTGCTCACGGCGCGTTCGCCTGCCTTGATCTCTGCAGCCATCATCGCCTGAAGATTGCCGGTGATGTCCATGCGGATGTTCATGCTGGTGCTGCCTCGATGGTCCAGATCAGCCGCTCCCGATCACGGATCGGCTCGCCCTGGATCAGGAATGTCTCATCCCCGATGAGGATCTGCTCGTCTGGGCGGGGCGCGGGAAGCTCAGAGACGCGCACATCAAAGCGCATGGTCTCTGAGACCAGACGCGCTGCCCCGAATGTGGTCACATCATCATTGCGCCGCGGGATGATGCGGATGCGGGTGAACTGCCCTTCGCTGTCGCGATGCCAGGCCTCATGGGCGAGGTTTGGATCAGCGAAGAGCAGATCAACTGCCACGGCAAAGGCCGTCATGGCTCGGCGTCCTTAGTTCGAGCTGAAGATCCGGATCGCGAGGCGAGGGCGCTTGTTCACCGGCAGGATCGAGGCCTCGGTCATGAGATCAATCCAGCGGCCCTTGGCATCCATCATCTGCCGCGCGTAAAGCGGCAGACCCACGGTGTTGGCCGTCTCCAGCAAGTTGGCCGGCCCGCCATAGGTGGTGAAGGTGTCGAAGGTGCCAAGCGGGAAGGCGATGCCCTCGCCGGCAGGGATCAGCCGCTCTGAAGTGCCATTAGAGAGGGTGACCGAACCGTTGTATTCTTCGAAGAGAATTCCAGCGAAGGGGAAGGCGCGGCGCATGTCCTCGCGCAGGGGCTGGCCGCCGGTGGCGGAGAAGAACTTGTAGGCTTCCTCGGTCTTGGGGTGGCTGATCAGCTTGTCGAAGAATTCGGAACTGACGAGTGCATGCGCCGTGGTCATGGTCTCGCCTAGAAGGCTGTCCTCGATCCCGCGCAAGGTCGTGCGAACCTTGCCCTGCACATTCGTACCCGCCGTGCCGAATACGAAGTCGACCGAGATCTGCTCGATCCCAAACTCGGTGAAATAGTTGTAAAGGGTGGCGCCCGCTCCGTCCTTTACGATGCCGCGAAGCGCATTCATCTCCATATATTCGCGGGTCTGGGCATGCTTGCGGCGCATCAGTGTCAGCTTGCGGTTCATCACCTCGACGAGGGGATCGGCTGCGTCCGACAGGCCCAGCGCGGGCATGCCCTGGATATCGGCGGGCAGGATCACATCGTCATGCGGGATCCATGGCAGGGCGAAGCTGCGCATCGACCGTGCCTCGCGATTGCCCACCGTGGCGGGCGCGCCCAGCGGCACGGAGGGCAGCAGGCTCAAGACGCCTTGGCGCTGTTCGATCACGATCGAACGCTGGGTGACCCCTTCAAATCGGAAAAGGCCGATCTGGCCGAGGCGGGTGTAGAGGTTTGGCAGGATGTTGATGGCCTGCGTCATCTCGGCGAGCGAATAGCCGCCCGCGTCAAACGGGTTGCGCGTGATGGTCATGAGGAACTCCGGGGAATGAGGGGTGACGCGCGAAAGCGCTACGGGAAGAACGGGCGATGCGCCGGATCAGGCGGCGTCGCGCGGGATGATGCCGAGCGCTGTCAGCTGGACTTGCTTGGCGGCCGTCTTGGCCGCGTCATCGACGCTGGCGTCGAACACGAGCGCGGCTTTTGAGACGATGGCGGGGCCGCGCACGACCACGATGCCGGTCGCATCGGCCCCTGTCGCGTCGACGTCGTAAAGCAGGACAGCGGCCGCGTTCTGCGCGCCATCGGTGCCGGTGGCGGTGCTGAGCTTCATCTTGCCGCTGGCGGTGACGCGACCAAGAACAGCGCCAACGGGATAGTTGGTCCCGGCCAGCAGCGTGGCGGTCTCGCGGGTGAAGTTGGGGTTCAGCTCGTATTTGAGAACATCGCCCATGGTGGGCGGTTGGGTCAGCACGGACATGGGGCATCTCCGAAGATGTGAGGGTCAAAAAGCAATCCCCCGCCGGGGAGCATCGGCGGGGGATCAGGTGGGCGGTGCAGATCTCAGGGGTGGAAGGTCAACCCCTGCTGCCTGCCGAGGCAGCCTTCTTCGCGGCGGCCACAATCGGGCTTTCCGCGGATTTGGGCAGGATAGGCGAAGGTGGTGCCGCAACGATGTCGCGTGCATCTGCCGCTGCGGCGGCCCGCTGCAGGACAAGCTTGCGCAGGGCCTCCGGTGCGGTGCCCTGGCGGAGCGCCTTCGCCGCGTCAATCGCGATGCCGAGCCGGCCCGCTTGCACCGCGATCTCGGCGATCTCTGCGGCCGACTCTCGCAATTGCGCCGAGAGCTCTGCGAGATTGCTGGGCGCTGGGGCAGCAGCCACCGACGGCTGAGATGCTGCCGAGGCCGGGGTTGGCGTGGATGATGGAGCAATGGCGGCATCGGTTTCGCCCTCTGCAGTGTCCGTCACATCAGCGTCGGTGTCCTGCGGGCTGTCGTCGGGCTGGTTCTCTTGGGCCATGAATGCCTCCTGTTTAGGCTGGGGAAGGTCTGCGCGCCGCGCGCGCACAAACGAGATTGGCGGGGTGCTGGACAGCATTTGGCGAAAGCCGGCAAAGCCGCGCGCCAGATCTGTGACTTCATCGGCGAGGCCTGCGGCGACGGCATCCGTCCCGCGATAGGTCGCGGCCTCGGTCACCAGCGCCGCTTCCTGGCTCAGCCGACCGGCCCGACCAGCGGCGACAGTCTCGGCGAAGAGGAACCGCAGCACATCAATCTCGCGCTGTATGTCATCGCGGACTGCTTCGGGGAGCGGCTCATAGGGATTGCCTTCGACCTTATGCTGACCCGAGTGGACCAGCGTCACACGCACCCCGTCCTGATCCAATTGGCCGCTGAGGTCGGCATGCATGACCACGACGCCGATGCTGCCCACGGGACCGGTGCGCGGCAGGAGGATGCGGTCGGCCTGGGATGCCAGAGCATAGCCTGCCGAAAAGGCGTGTTCTGCCACGAAGGCCCAGACTGGCTTGTTAGCTCGGACGGCGCGGATCTGATCTGACAGGTCAAAGACACCCGCCACTTCACCGCCAAAGCTGTCGATTTCCAATGCAAGGCCGCGCACGTTGGGATCCTTGGCCGCTGCCTCGATCTGCGCCGCGATCCCTTCATAACTGGTCTGGCCCGAGGATTGTCCGATCCAGGATCCGCGATGAATCAGCACACCCGAAATCTCGATCACGGCGACCCCATCGACGATCGGGTAGGGAACGTCGCCATGGTGTTGCATGCGTTCAGTGAGGTTTCCACCTAGGATGCTGGCGCGTGTAAGAAGAACAGTTTTGCCCTCTGGTGTGTCGACGCTATCAGCCAGTTCGACCTGCCGTCCCAGGATGCGCGGCCCAAGGCCGGACAGAAACGCCATGGCCTTGGAAGGTTCAACCAGGAGCGGCGTGTTGAAAGCGCGCGCGGCAATGCGGGCATGGAGCATCAGGGCTGGTCCTTTGCGGGTTTTGCAAGTCAGTGTGATCTGTGGTAAGGAGATCGCGCAATAAGTAAGGAATACGGCCATGCAGGAATCGACCGTGACCATCAAAGGCCAGACGACCTTGCCCCGCGATGTTCGGGCTGCACTTGGCCTGAGCAGCGGTGACAAGGTTCGCTATGTGATCCTCGACGGCGAGGTGCGCATCCTCAAGGCGCGCTCGGTCAAGGAACTGCGGGGCTTGCTCGCCCGCCCGGGCCAGAGCCGCGTCACGCTCGAGGCCATGGACGAGGCCATTGCCGCAGGAGCCACAGCCAGCACGAGCGATGACCGGTGATCGCGCTCGACACCAATGTCCTGGTGCGGTTCCTGGTGCAGGATGACCCTGAACAGTCGCGCGTCGCGGGTGAGATCATCGACCAGCTGACCGATGAGGCCCCCGGGTTCGTCAGCCGGGAGGTGCTGGTCGAACTGGTCTGGGTGCTGGAGCGCGCCTATCGCCTCGCTCGAGCCGAGATCGCGGGGGCGATCGACGGGCTGCTGGCATCGACCGAATTGGTGGTCGACGGTGCGGACGCGATAGGCGCCACACTGGAACTCTACCGCAATGACGGGTTTGGCTTTGCGGATCTGATGATCGCCGCCGCCGCCCGGCGCGCAGGTGCCAGCGAATTGCTGACTTTCGATCGCAAGGCAGCAAGACTTCCCGGTGTCCGCCTGCTGGGGGAGTGACGTCTATCCTTCCTCTGGTGCTGTGGTTGGTTGGTCGTCGGGATCTGGATCCTCGGTTTCAGCGTCTTGTTCCTCGACAGGTACGGCCTGCACACCCTGCGCGGGCGATCCAGGCCGGCGGAAATCGAGGCCTAGCGCACGTTCGCGTTCCCTCTCTGCGGCAATCTCCCGGTCCACCTGCTCGGCGTCATAGCCCCGTTCCGCGATGGCTTGGGTGCGGGATTTGAGACCCGCCTCGATCTGGGCGATCTCGGCATTGGCGTCTTTCAGCGGATCGACCCAGTCCCATTTCGTGGGGAGCCAATCGGCGGCCAGCATCCGCGGGCGATCCGCCTCATAGCCGGGCAAGGGCAGCGCTCCGGAGAGCACCGCTAGGTCCAGCCAGCGCGCGTAGACCGGGCGGCAGAGTTGATAGACCATCACCGAATGCTGCCACGCAGAGACACGACGACGGAATTCGATCAGCGCAAGGCGTGAGTTCGAGAAGTTCCCCTTCACCATGTCATTGGCGAGATAGGGATAGGGGATCCCGAGCGCGGCCGAGATCTGCAGGAGCGTCCTGTATTGGAACGGCTCATAGGTTGCCCCGCTGTCAGCAGGCTGGCCCACGGTCACATCCTCGCCAGGATCCAGCCGGACGATCTGGCCCGGACTGATCTCGACGCCTGCCGGCACCTCTTCGTCGTCCAAGGGGGCGAGCGGGTTCTCCGGGGCAGGTGAGGTGACGAACATCGCATACATTGCGGCGACCTTCTTCCGGTCCAACTCAGCATCGTCGTACTGGTCGAGCAGAAAGAGCTTCACGATCGCAGGGGCCAGCTTCGACACACCGCGGAGCTGACCACCCTCGACTGGGTCGATGACGTGGATGACCTCACTGGCGGGAACGCGCACGATTTCGCCTGATAGCCCGGGATCGGTGCTGTCACCCGGGTGACGGCGGAAGAAGTGGTAGGCAACGCGCCGCCCGATCCGGTCGAACTCGATCCCCTGACGGATGGCGTTGCCGTTGCGCGCCACGCCCGTTTCATGGAGCGGCAGCATTTCCGAGGGCAGCATCTGCAGTTGGAGCGGTACCGTCAGCCCATCCTCCACCCGCCGCGGGCGGATCCGAACAAAGACCTCACCTGCCAGGAACACCTCGCGCGCCGCGCGCCGCTGCAACCCGTAGAAGTCTGTCAGCCCCTCAGCGTCGGCCTCATCGGTCCAGGCCAACCACAGCCGCTGCAACTCTTCCTTGCGTGCAGCATCGGCAAGCTTCGAGATCGGTTTGATCCCGTCGCCCACGGTATTTGCTGCCCAGCTTTCGACCGCGTTCACGGCATAGCCGTTGTTGCGCACGAGCCAGCGCGCGCGGGCGGTGATGTCAGGCCCGGATGCCGCAATCAGCGCGTTCACATGCGCGCGTGTCGCTTGGAACCCGCGAAGACGGCGATGGTGCTGACCCGCGTCAAACCCGCCGATGAAGGCCCCGAGGCGCTGACGCCAGTTCATCACAGATCCTTCACCGCAAAGGGGCGCAACACGCGCCCAGCGCCGCGCTCGAGCTTGGCAATGCGCCGTTCGACATCACCGATCGCAGCGGCCAGTTCGGCATCCGTGCCGTAATTGACGGTCTTGCCGTCATAGCTCACGGATCGCGTGCCGCTGTAGCGCGCGGACAGCAGCGTGCTGTGGCGAAGCTTCAACTCGTCGAGGGTCATTTGTCATTCCATGTATTTTGGCGTGCTAATCTTCCAGCCGCGCCGCCGGGGCGTTGCAATTCGCCCCGCCTGAGGTTCGCTCGGTTTCTCGGGCTCAGTACCCTGAGCTTTGACAGCCGTTTCCACGCCAGCCTGTTTCTCCAACTGACGCCACATCCGTTCGTCGAAGCGGTCGGCGCCGAGGATCCACGCGGCGGCCCGCGCATAGACCCGCGTGTCCAGCGCTTCGTTCCTCTCGCGCATCTTTTGCCATTCCTGGCGGGCGTAGCCGCGTCGGTCGCGGATGGTGACCAGCTGTTCGGCCACGAGCTGCTTGAGCCATTCGCTGTCTGCCCAGTCGGGCAGGTGGATCATGCCCGCAGGGTTGGGTATGCCCAGCTTGCTATCCTCATCGGATGGCCGCTCGATCCGCAGATAGCGATACGTTTCCGCCTTGAAGGTGGCCGTGGCCACGGTCCAGAGCCGCGCCCCACGCTTGAGCTTCCGCCCATTCACGGTCGCGTCGACAAAGGTCGGGCCCGACACCGGCGTCGCGCGGTTGAACCCTTCGAGCCCTTTCACAGGCGCAACCTGCGCAATGCCCTGCGCCCGTGCCCAGGCGTAGACTGCGGAGGTCTCGTAGCCGGTGTCGATGGTCAGCTTGGCCAGCGGCATCACGGCGCCGTTTTCATGCGCCCACGTCTGTCCGAGCAACGCGGTCAGCCCCTGCCAGCAGGCGGGATCACCAGGTCCGCCCGGAATGACGATGTGATCGACCAGCCAGCTCTCCAGACCTCGACCCCAGGCCCAGACATCAACCTCGATCCGGTCCTTTTGGACGTCCGCCCCTGCTGTCAGGAACAACCCACCCATCGGAACTTGCGCCGGGAACGTTTCTCGCCGATCTGCCAGCCGCTGCCATTCCGGTGCATCTCCGCTTTCAACCCAGGTCTCGCCGAGAAGCGTGTTCCGCGCCGCGCGCAGCATTTCGTCCGAGCCCTGCGCTGCCAGCCAGTCCCGCGCGATCTGCTCCCAGCTTTTCCAGCCGATCGGCGAATAGAGGGCCGAGAGGTGGAAGCCGATCGCGTTCGGATCAGCGCTGGTCGCCGTTGCACGCCATTCGCCGCGTGCCAGCATGTCAGTCTTGTGGTGCTCCGCGATAGGGCGCTCGCAGCCCTCGCAATGGTAGGCGGCCGTTTCGGGGCGTCCCTTGTCCCAGCGCAGTCGTTCGAATTGCAGCCATTGCCTCTGGCCGCAATGTGGGCAGGGCACGAAGTACCGCCGCTGATCGCTGGCTTCAAACTCCCGCTCGATCCGGCTCAATCCCCGGATCGTCGGGGTCGAGACCATGAACACCTTGCGCCGATGCGCGAAGGTGGTGGTCCTTGCCTCTGCCAGTGTGACTGGGTCGCCCTCCTCGTCGGCTGAGGCCGGATAAGCGTCGACCTCATCCAGAAACACATAGCGCGCAGGCATCGACCGCAGGCCGGTGGCCGAATTTGCCCCGGTCAGGACCAGAATGCCGCCGGGGAACTCCTTCGACAGCATCGAATTGCCCGCATCACGTGAGCGTGCCGGCTGGACGCGCTCCTTCAGCGCCGGGCTATCCTCGATCAGAGGATCGATCCGCCCGCGCGAGGTGCGCTTGGCCATTTCGACCGTCGGCAGCACCGCCAGCATCGGACCCGGCGCATGGTGGATCACGAAGCCGATCCAGTTGTTGCCCGCCTCCGTGGCTCCAACCTGGGCTGCCTTCATGAAGCTGATCCGCTGCGCTGGGTGCTTTGGCGAAAGCGCATCCATGATCTCGCGCAGATAGGGCGCGCGCGCCGTCCGATACCGCCCCGGTTCTGCTGCAGCGCGCGATGACAGCCAACGATGCTTGTCAGCCCACTCTGACACCGTCAGATCAGCATCAGGCCGCATCCCCCGGCGCCACACACGCAAGATGTCCTGTGCACCGTCAAACCCGAGATCGAGGCCTTCGGTCAGGTCGTGGTCTTCTTCCCCTTCCCTGTCATGCAAGCGAGACCCGGAGGTCTGCGAGGGCGTCGAGCTGCTCTCGGACATGGGTTTCCAGCACCCTTTGCAGGATCGCAGTCTCGATCGTCACGGGTTTGCCCGATGTCTTCTCCAACTCTGCGGATAACTGCGCGGCCATGAGCGCGGCCACGCGGGTGGGCCAGGTGATCCATGTGTCGCGTTCCTGGCGCGCCAGACGGAACACCAGCGTCTCGGCCCGCGCGCGGTCCACCAGCACGCCCTTCTTCTTCTGGATTGAGAGCTGCCGTTCCTGCGCCTGATAGACCGTCAGGGCCGTGCGCGCCTTGATATAAGACGTGCTATCGCCGGGGCCGGAGACGGCACTGGAAGCGATCATTGGGCTTTCACCACCCGCGCCAAGCCCGCCCCGTGACCGGATCTGCTGGTCGGGATCGGTCATGCTGCCGCGCCGTGCATCCGAGGCGGCCGCGTTGATCGAGCCGTCTGCGAAGAGCACCAGCCGTCCGGTCTTGCGCGCCTTTTGCACCGCCCCGCGCGAGAGGCCCGCGTGCTCGGCATAGGCGCGTTCGGACATACCTTCCATGGCGTTTGGACTGGCCTCAACATATTGGAAATAAACAGAAAAAACGATCTATTTGAGTTGATTACACTCCCTGATCGAGCGATTCATGGGTCCAGAAAGCGGGTGCATCGCACCCTGCAAACACGGATCGGAGAGAGCCATGCGCGCACAGGAGAAGATGGGGCACAGCTCGATGAGCGAAGGGTGGCGGGATCACACCAGCCCCGCCCAGGAACGGGTGAACTGGGTGATGGACGAAGTGATGTCGGGGCGGATGAGCCAGGCCGACGGGATGGTCGAGATGGCACACGCCCAAGAGATGATGCGCGAGGAAGCCCGCGCACGCACCACTCACCCCGAACACCGCTGGGAGGAGTGACCATGGCACGCCGCAAGCCCGCTGATCCCAACGCCGCCCGCGACGCCCAGCTCCTTGAGATCGCCCAGCGCCAGTTCCGGATCGAGACGCTGGAGACCCAGAACTGGGACCGGCTGGATTTCCACGATGTCGCCGTCTGGGCCATCCGTGCGGCGCTCGAGGAAGCCTTTGAGGCCGGACGCCGCGCAGGTCCAGCCAACACCCAAGTCTGAAAGGAGATCGCCATGACCGTCATCACCACCATCCGCATTGACCACGCCGCGCTGCCCACGTATCTCGAACGCTCGTGCCCTGATGCCGTCGCCGGGGTCATCGAGGCCGAGCTGCGTGATGCGGGGATCACCGCCGAGGCCTCCGACGTGATTTCCCACATCAAGATCGAATTGCCGACCACCCAGCTTGCTGCTGCCAGCACCCTGCTGGCGAGCCTCAAGCTGATCTGAGGGCGCGACGATGAGCACGCGCGCGCAGATCGCCATCCAGATCGGGCCCGAGGAATGGGCTCACATCTACACGCACTATGACGGTTACCCGTCCTACATGCTGCCCGCGCTGGCTCCTTGGACGCCCGAGGACATCCTTGCCACCCGCGAAATCCGGCAGGTCCGGGCTGATGCGCTGGACTGTTTTGATCCGCCCCGAGCGCCCCGCATCCTGCCGCGCCCAACTTGCGAACTGTCCCATCTCTACCTCTGGCAGGATGGGGCGTGGGTTGATGCTACGGCCTCTACCGAGTGATCATAAAGCAATGTTATTGCACTGATTTTGCTACGCTAATCGGCCACTCAGAGCGATGGTCATCGCACCAAAACGATGTAACTCACCTGAAAGGCCTAAGCCATGACCAACCCGACCGCCACGCTGATCGCCGACTTCCGCGCCGCCGCGGAAGAGATCGAAGCCCGCCTCGCGCCCAGCGCCTGCGCCACGATCGCCTCGCATAACTGGATCGTCATCGACGATTTCGGGCCTCTGACTTTCACGCTGACGCCCGAGGGCAAGAAACACCGCGCCACCTGCACGGGTCATGGCAGCGCCCACAAGGTCAACCGCTTCATCCGTGAGGATGCTGAGTGCCTCGCGGCCGCCTGCAACGCCCGCGCGGCCTTCTGGGCGGACGCCGCGCGCGAAGAGGCCGCCACGCTCCGCAACCACATCGCCGCGCTCAAAGCTCTCAGCGCCGCCTGAGCCTTAACCGGCGGGGCCCAGCGCCCTGCCCGCGCCCATCACGAGGATCCCGACCATGACCACGCACCCCTGCCTTCCCAGTCGCAACGAGGATTACGGCTTCTTCCGCACCCTGACTGTCTGCCCAGAGCGCGACCGCCGCAGCGCGGAGGTCTGGACGCTCGCCTCGCGCCTGATCGCCGAGGCCATAGGCGCCGACAGCAAAGACGAGATGATCGGCATCCGCGACTTTCTCGACAGTCGCATTGGCCGCCACTTCGCCGACGATGTCGTCGGCAACATGACCGGCTGCAACATCGGGCTCGAGCCCGCTATCGCCTCTGCGATCCTCCGCTGGCAAGGTTGGCGCATCGACCGCAAGACCGAGCGCGAGCACGGCATCCCATCTGGGCTGCCGTATCTGACGGGCTGGGTGCAGCACTTCGTTGTAACCGCTGCGATGGCCGACAGCGACTGACCCACCCCCGACATCCCCATCACGACAGGAGGCCCAGATGCCCAAGCTCACCGATACGCAGTCCATCATCCTCAGCCGCGCTTCCACGCGCCCTGACAATCTTGCGCTGCCGCTGCCCGAAGGGTTGGCTGGCGCTGCCGCAAAAATGGCGGTGGCCAAGATGATCGAACGCGGCTGGCTCGAAGAGGTCGAGGCCAATCTGCGCCGCGGTGAGCCGTTGTGGTGTGAGACCGGCGATGGTCACGGTACCACATTGATCGCAACCGAAGCTGGCCTTGCCGCGATTGGCATCGAGCCCGTCGTCGCGACGACCATGAGCAATCTGCGCAAGGCAAAGCTGGAACTGGCCTCGATGGCAAAGGAGCCCGCCGAAACATCACCCGATGCCGACACGCCGCAGCTTGTTGCAATCCGCACCGGTACAAAGCAGGCGCAGATCATCGCCCTCTTGCAGCGACCCGAGGGGGCGTCCATCACCGAGATCGTCGAAGCGACGGGCTGGTTGCCCCACAGTGCCCGAGGTCTGATCTCGGGCGGGCTGAAGAAGAAGCTGAACCTGCCGATTAACGCGGAGAAGGTCGCTGGCAGAGGAACCGTCTACAAACTTGAGGCTGCCTGATACCTCGCCCTCACCGCAGCCGCTCGAACAGCCTGCGCAGCGCGTAGCTGCGCAAAAGCGAAATCCCGGTGAAGATAGAGCCAATAGCAAGGTTCTCGCCAAGGCTGGGGTGAATACCGAACCATGGGAACACCACGATCTGCGTGAGCACCGCCAGCACATAGCCTACGGCGACATTGGTGATCGCCTCGACCAGCGACAGTCGGCGGGATTGAGTCACGCGGCCAACCGCTGCGACTTGAGCGCTGCAAAAGTCTCGCCGCTGTCCTGCAAGACTGCCTCTTCGCCCGTGAAAGCCTGCCAGCGCTCGATGGCCACATCAACGTAAGTAGGGTTCAGCTCCACCCCGTAACACAGGCGGCCAGTTGTCTCGGCCGCGATCAGCGTGGTGCCAGAACCCATGAAGGGCTCATAGACTGCCTGGCCGGGGCTTGAGTTGTTCAGGATTGGGCGGCGCATGCATTCGACGGGTTTCTGTGTCCCGTGTACTGTGGCTGCATCCTGGTCCTTGTTGGCAATCTGCCAAAGCGTGGTCTGCTTGCGATCGCCGGCCCAGTGGCCCTTGCCCTTGGCGCGTACGGCATACCAGCAGGGCTCATGCTGCCAGTGATAGTCGCCGCGGCTGAGCACCAGCCGATCCTTGGCCCAGATGATCTGGGAGCGGATTGCGAAACCCGCGGCGATCAGGCTGTCCGCAACCGTGGCCGCATGCAGCGCGCCGTGCCAGATATAGGCGACATCGCCGGGGAAGAGCGACCAGGCCTCACGCCAGTCGGCGCGGTCGTCATTCAACACCTTGCCGGTTCGTTTTGTCTTCGCAGCACCGGCTTGATTGCGCCAAGATGGATCGTATTCCACGCCATAGGGCGGATCAGTCACCATCAGAAGCGGCTTCACACCGGCAAGCAGTCTCCCAACGACATCTGCGCTGGTGCTGTCGCCGCAGATCAACCGGTGCGAACCCAGCTGCCAGAGGTCACCCGCCACCGACACCGGGGTAACCGGGGGCTCGGGAATATCGTCCTCGCCCTCTATCGACCCGCCGTTCGCGTCATCGCCACCTTGTGCCGCGTTCAGCAGCCCCTCGAGGAACTCGTCTGAGAAGCCCAGTAGGTCAGTATCAAAGCCCAGCGCCTGCAGGTCGATCACTTCCAGACCCAGATTGAGCTCGTCCCACTCCGCCATATCCGCGACGCTGTTGTCCGACAAACGCAGCGCCCGGCGATGGTCCTCATCAAGATGCGACAGGCGCAGCACTGGGATCTTGCTTAGGCCGAGCTGGGTCGCAGCCAGGATGCGTCCGTGCCCGGCGATCAACTCCCCATCGTCAGAGATCAGGCACGGCATGGTCCAGCCGAACTTGAGCATGTTTGCAGCCAGAACAGCCACCTGGTTGTCGCTGTGCAAGCGGGCATTGCGGGCATAGGGCCGCAGCCGCTCGATCGGCCAGAGTTCAATCTGGCTCGGCATGAATGGGAGATCCATAGGGCAGGGCTCGCATGGGCGTGCGCAGGGAACCGTGGCCACCCATGGGCGCCAGGACTTGCAATCCACGATGTCAGGAAAACGAAACGCCCGTGAGGGTATCCTCCGGGCGCAAATCTTCGATGTTTCTTGGTTACGTCAAGGGGGGCAGCTTTGTCAAACCGTTTTTTGACGTTGAATCAATACCTTCTGGCCAGCCAAGGCGAAGGTGACTTCCTGGAGTGGCTTCCGAGGTCCGTGGATTCCTCTGGGTGGATTCCCTGGATCCGGTCAGGAATCCACCTGTCCCTGAGCGCTGGTTGCGCAAGCCCCTGAAAATGAGTCGAAATCTCGGCCGAGCCGGCGCAGGTGGCTTCTGGGTGGATT